CCAGCGTCTTCCGTGTAGAAAGAACGGAGCGATGCCAAAGCCTGAACTTCTGTGATGTCCTCGATGAAACGTGAGTACTCGAAATGACGGTTAATCAGAACTTGTACTTCTGTCTCTACGTCAGCCTGAATCGTTACAGCGGTGTTAGCAGCCTTGAGGGTTGCAGTACCACGAGTTGGCTTAGGAATGTGGAGCGTATCGCCTTTTTTGCCTTTGAAAGACATTTTGCGAACAAGGTTTGCCAATACTAGGTTTTTCTTGTACGCAGCGATAACCTCGTCACTCCAAATTTCTGGAATGAAGGTTGCTGCACTGGTGTTGTTAACGATAGATGTACTACCGCCGGGGAATGCTACTTTTGCCATGATTTATTTCCTTTAATTAGAAAGTCTAAAATTACTTAACTCTCCCGTCAGCGTATGCTTGCATAATCTCATCAGAGAGTTGCATATAACGTTCAGGGTCGGTCATTCTCAGTTTAATAAGGTCTGCTCGACGATATACTTTTCGACTGGTTTCACCAGCACCACCAACATCGACTGTAGCTGCCTTCATTGCTTGTTCTTGAGCTTTGCTTTCTACGTTAGCTGATTGTTGAGCTTGGTTCTGTTGTTTGATTTGCTTTAGTTCCTTGTAGGTACTTAGCAATTCATCAGCAGATTCAAAGTCATATTCAGCGTCCGCTTTAGCAAACAAGTTTAAGCGAATAGCAGAAGATTTAACCCAATCTTGAAACCCTGCATCTTGTGCGATGGTTGCAAAGTCTGGGTGCTTTGAGGACAACTGTTGAGCTGTCTTCATGCGCTTCATTTCTAACGCTGCTTGTCTTGCTTCAAGAACTGCAGGATGCTTCTCTACTTGTCTGTTGACCGCACTAGCTGGGTCTGCAAAAAAGTCTTCTTCGAGCGATTCTTCAATAGGCTTCACTTCCTTAGCCTTAGAGTCGAGTTGTTGTTTTAACAGTTGGTCTGCAAGTGCTCGTACCTCGTGAACCTCGTTTGCTTGACGACCTATTAGCTTTTCAGCTTCTTGGTGCATCTTCACAATTTCTTCAACTGACTTACCTTTGTACTTCTCTGGTATAATGTCAGTTAAGACAGATTCCGTCTTTGTGTTAACCGCCTCAGTATTATCTACAGCAGTGCTGTCGGGTACTGGGGTTGTAACGTCTTGTACTACTTCTTGCTCATTACTGTCAAACAGTTCTTCTTCTTGAATAAAGTTTGCTGCCATTTAAAGTCTCCTGTCACCGAATCAAGTGATTTTAGGATTTGTAATCTAAGGCTCTTTCGAGGTGTCTTAGGCGTTTTGCTTTGCTTCTTGCTTCTGCTTATCTTCGTGCCTTTTCGCCCATTTATCATAGGCAGACACGTAGATTGGGTCTGTGCCGTCTAAACTAATTCTCACGGGTGAGATAATTCGAGTTGCTACATTCCCACAACTACAGGAGATTGTTGTTGTCTCATAATCAACAAAACCTTCTGTAATATGTTCTTCACTACACTTAAAATCGTACATTCTACGCATCCTGAGCTGCTCCCGCAGAGTCGTCCTGCAATGATGCGTAAGCCTGTTCTGAAGCAGGTTTAAGGGTAATAAGCCACTGAAGCAAGTCCAGTTGTCCTTTTTTTACCATTAAATCCGTTTCATTCTGGATTGATAGCACATGGTTCAACGAATCGAACATTGCTTGTGCATCTTCCATTAACTCTTTCCACCCTTCAGTTGCCATCATTGAAAAGCGGTTTTCGTAATAACTTTGGAGTTTCTTATCTATCATTCTTTGTCCTTTTTGGAGAATGGTTGTAAGTAAGTGCTTACATACTTAACTTTGAGCAGTTTATCACATTATGCAATAAATGTCAAGTAATTTCTTTACTTTTTTATAAAATTATAGTAAGGCGGGTATTAAGTCGGTATTGTTCTTAATAGCGGTAATATCGTCGCTTTGAGCCAACAGAATCTGGTCTCTCCAAGCGATGTCTACACCGCCACCACCGCTAGTAGGTGTTCTTACGGGGTATGCTTCGTCAGAGCGATAAATACGTCTATTATCTGTCTGATAGATGCTGGTAGAGGTGGTATTGTCGATATATAGGCTAACCACGTCCACGTTAATCCTGAAGTTTGCCACGTCTGAAGCTGTGATACCGCCAACGAAATAGCGAATACCATCTGCTGTGGTTGTGCTATACACCCACCAAGCATATAAATCGGCTCCTGAGAAGTTAGTTCCAGCAGTGATGTTAATGTCTGTATTGGTGTAGTCAGCACTAAATCCTGTTACTGTGGAGCCGTTAATTGCTAATTCGTTATAGACGGTATCGTCAGATTGTGTATCTAAGAATTGTAATCCGTTTGAAGTAAAGATACCTGTAGCGGATAAAGGTAGTTTAGCGGATGTTCCAGACTGGTATGTAGCTGTGAGACGGATTGTCTTATTTGCTGTCCAGTTGATATTAAATGTCAAACCACCGCTGCCGATTACTCCGTTATACAGTTCTGTACTGTCAGTGACGTTGTAAAGACGTACACGAGTGCCTGAAACAAGGTTGGGAGCTGTAATTGTTGTCGGAACAGAATCATCAACAGTAATTGTTCCGCCAGTGTTACCAGCGGTGCTGTATGAAGTACCGTTAGGTAAATATACCGTCATTGGGAAAGCTGACATATTTTTCAGGCTAATAGTTCCTGAGATAGTACAGCCTCGTAAATTGTATGTGCTTGCAGAAGACTGATTTAACTCTAAAATAGAGCCGACAACACCAAAAGCATACGTATCAGGTATTGGAAGATTTAAAGTACCTCCAGACATGGTTGCCGTAAAGTTGACCAATTCCTGAATAGTTACTTTTCCTGTTGTAGTAAAACCAACCAAACTTGCAGGAGCTAAGTTAAAACCAGAGCTGATGGTAAACAAGTCAGGACCGTCTTCGTAATACAGAGGACCACCTAAAATAGTGCCTTGTGGCATAAACACGACACCTTCAGGAGTCTCCACAGGAACTAACGCACCTACAGCTCCAGCAGGAGCAGAAATGAAAGGAGTGAAGGTGACACTAGAAGCTCCGAAGTCAACTAAAGTAGCAGCTTTAGATACTAAGTCAAACTCAATACCATTGCTAGAAGACCGCCAGTAAGAAACATAGTCAAACACTTTTGTAGGGTTTTCTAAACTGGTGTAAGCAGCTACAGTGGCTTCGTTGGTGACAGTGAGGTTAATGTCCTGAACGTAAGCAATAATAGCGGAGAAATCGCCACCAGAACCCGGAGTAAATGTACCTGATTGTCGCTTAAATCCGTACTTTTCTACAGCCCATGTCCAAGTGCCTGTTTTACCAGAGGCAATGTTCATAACGTAGTTAGCAGACACAGAATCTGCATAGTCTACAACTGCGCCAGTGTTGTCGAACACCACTACATTACCGCCGTTTACTCCGTTTAAGGTTAAACGAGCAGAGGGGTTTCCACCGTCGATGTAAAGGGAAGTAATAGAACCATTTTTAGTAACAGTATCGAAAATTACCCGCTTTAGTTTTGTGCCAGAAGATAATGTTACACCTGTGTTTACTACTAAAGTCCATCCCGTATAGCCAGTCAAGTCTGTACCTGACGCTGAAACAATCTGAGAGCTAATTGTGGGTGTCTCTAACTGCGCTGCTACTGAGCGAGTTTTGTATGCTTTAAGAGCATCGTAAAGGTCATCTAAAGTACTGTTAGCTGTTACTGTTACGGTAGTGCCACTAACTGTGAAGCTGGAAGCCAGTTTAGAAACGGCAGCGGACTCTGACAAGGTTACATAGGTGTCTGCGATAAGTGCATACGTGGGCGCTCTAGTACCAGTTCCGATGTATCCTTCTGTAACAGACCAGTACTGATAGTTATAAGCCCAGATAGACACATTAAGGGTTGCGTCCGTGTTGTACCTAAAGTCACGTCTAATTGTGGAAGTACCGAAAGCAGCCCAGATGTTCTCAACTACAAGTCTTACAGAGTATTGACCTGATGAGTTTGTCGTTCCTACTGTTGTCACTGTAGGGGTGAAGTTAATAGTGTTTACGATACCCCTGTTGCCGTTGTCAATCTCTCTCAGATAAACTGCTGCGCCTTGAATTGCTGTTTTAGAAGCAGTCTGGGCTGTGAAAGTAAAATTTCTACGGCAAGTAATAACGTCAGAGCTTGAGCCTATGACTTGCTGTGAACACTGTAGTTGTCGCTCAAAACCATCAACAAAAGTCTGATACGAGTTGGTAGCAGCATTTGAGTTAAAGAACACATCAAAAGCAGAGGCATTGTTTGCATTTCTCCAATCCGTAAGCGTCAATGCGCCGTTTTGCGCTAGAGAGCCAGAGGCGTTAAATTGATAGTTGGAGAAGTTTGGAGTAACAGATAAAGTGTTGATACCAAACAGGGTGTATAAACGACAAGAGTTGGTGATGCCGTCAAGTGTTAGACCGCTAATGTTAATAGTGGTAGCAGCTATAGCGTCAGCAGCCTCTGAACGAAGCTGGTAGTCTGCTGTTCCTTTGTTGTATAACACACCACGGAACACTGTGAATGTGGCGTTGTATCGGAGGTATTCGCAAGAGGACTTTTCAATCATTCCTCCTCGCCAGATAAAAGAACCACCGTTTTTAACTTCAAGCCATGCTGTTGAGAACGGGTCAGCACCGACACCACTATTGGAGATACCTAAGCCAGTGGAGTAACGAACAATACCGTTTACAGTGGATGTAGTGCCGAAGTTGTAAATACCACCTGCGGACACTGTTACCATCACTTTCGTAAGCGTGGGATTGTTTAAATTGAATCCGGGATTAGCCACAGCAGAACCCATCAATAGCTCAAGGTCTCCGTCGTGTGTTAGCGTTCCTGTGACGTTTAACTGTAAGCCAGCGATGTTGTAGACTCTTTTAGAGCCAGTACCTGAGCCGACAGTAGAAACAGTTACGTTAGGCAGTGTTGACAGACCGTTTAAGGAAGTATCTGTTCCTGACTGAGTTATACGATAATCAGTAAGTATTGCGTTTCCCCACGGTTGTAGTGTGACAGCACTGGCAAACGGTCTATCGAGTCGCAGTGTAGCCGTATCGGTAACGGTCTGAACGATGCCCCACTGAGCGCCTACATAGAAAACACGACCTATAAGTGCAGATGTAAATCCGGCTCCTGAGCCAGTTACGTTCTGTGAGCCAGCTGCAACGCTAACCTGTCCTGCGCCAGTTGTGCCTGTAATTGCGAAAGCCATATTATAAAGTTACCTGTGTAATAGAGGTCAATACACCAGAAGTGTAATTAAATGTTTTTCTAATTGTAACACCATTTCTAACAAAATCCAACTGAGTCAAAACACCGCTGGTGTAGGTAAATGTCTTTGACTCCCCGCTGCCGTAAGCAATAGAAGTTAAGACACCGCTAGTGTAGGTGAAAGTTGGATTTGTTGGTAAAACTAAGTTGTTTACAGCGTCGGTAATTGCTTGAGATGTACCAGAACCACCGCTATTGATAACAATGCTTTGTGCGGTATCTGGTCCAATGATTTGACCACAATCAATTTCATTACCGTTTGAGAGTGTAAGGACTAAAGAGCTGTCAAAATCAATTTTAGCGTCAACAACGGAAACACCGTCATCTCCGTCTTGACCATCTTTACCATCAAGTCCATCTTTTCCGTCTTTACCGTCTCTCCCGTTGACACCATCCTTGCCGTCAACACCGTTTTTACCATCTTTGCCATCTTTTCCAGCAGGACCAACAACAGACTCTACTTTTGAGACCTCAACAGCGAGTTTGTTAAGCTCTTTATCGAGAGCAATGCCTAAAGTCTCTACTTTTGCTTCAATAGAGACATCGGCAAGGGTTAGGTCGGTAAATTTCATCAATTAGCGGTAAATTTAGCTTTGAAATTGTTGTCAGCTTCGTCTTTTTTGCTTTTTGCCATTGTTTGAAGTTCAACCACCTTCATATTTTGGTCAATTTCCTTCTCTTTTAGCATTAATTCAGCTAGTTTTACACGATTTTCAAAGTCTTTTGACTCATTATTCTCATCTAAATTCGTGGTTAATGAGCTGATAATCTTTGCTTTTGATTCTTCAGGAGCAAGTTGAGCCTCAATCATCACTTTTTGAGCTTCGGCTTGGTCACGCTGTGCTTTAGCCTGTAACGCCGCTGTTTGAGCTTGTGTTTGCTCCATCTGCATCTGAGCAGCCATCTGTTGCTGTTGTTGTTGCTCTGGGTTTGGCTGACTCATTTGCTCTAAAGCAGCTTCCATCTCAGCACGATTAGACAAGCTGGAATTAGCGATAATGCCTTTGAGGATGATTGGCAATACAGGAGTATCTGGTCCGAGAGTCTGCAACAAGCCAATGAGCTGTTGTTGTTCGTATTCACGAGCCATGATACCCAGCGTAGCGGTAGGAATGAACTTCATGTCTACAGAAGGATAACGCTCTGGGTCAAACTGCATATAACGGAACGCAACCTTCTTAATCAACGGAACCATGAAATCTTCTTGGAAGTTTGTCAGGGTACGCTTGTACTTCTTGATTATGCCAGAAACAGCCATCGACATACCAGCACCAGTCGCATCACGAGTAGCTTGCGTCACCATACCTTGGCTATCCAAAGTACCGGTTGCCATGAGCAACATACGCTCAAAGTCTCGTGCGGTAGCAGCAGACTCAGGGCTGGTTTGACCGAACTTGAATGGCATCATAATCTCAGCAGGATTACCATTGGTGAGGATTGCTTTGCCGGGACGAACTTCAAACTTAGCGCCACGAGGCAAACGAGTAGCGTCCATTGCAATCATAGGAGCTGTGGTCAACGCCAAGCTGTCTAAGTGGCTACGGAGCTGTGCATCGATAGCCTTTTGCATATTGTATGCTTTTTCTACTGTACCACGACCCCAGAAACGGTTAGGAACGGTATCGTCTTGGTAAGCAACTACAGGACGGTCTTTCATCATGTAGGGGTTACGCTCTGCTTTGAGGAGCAGCCCATCGTTAGCAATGACCACAATAGCCTCTACAAGGTCGCTGTAGGTGTCTGCAGTGCTGTCTTCAGGGAATAGGTCAACCACTTCCATTCCGTCGTTCTCAAGCTCTTCTAGGTACTCTCTTGGGACTAATCCGTAGTATGTTAGGAGTTTAACCTTGTCATCTTGATATTGGATTACTTCTTGAGTTACTTCTAAGTCGTCATCGTTGCCAGCAGGTCCGATGTCTACCTTACGATAAATACCTTTTTCCATGCCTTCTACCACTTTGTGGATAGAGACAAACTTCTCAATCGCTACACCCATCGCATCTTCAATCGAAGTGGCGTTAGGGTCAATCAGGAAGTTCTTCGGATTTACTGGGTTAATCTTAACGCAAAAGTATTCTTTCTCTTGTACTCCGTAAGCAGCTTGAGCACTGCCGGGGATAGGCTGAGTAGAGGGTGTGTACTCTGTCTCGGTCTTAACCATAATCTCGCCGATACCGGTTCCATAAATCTCTGCCATCAGTTCAATCTGGTCGACAGATTTACGAATCTTGTGACGGGTTAAGTCTTCCATCAACAATGACCGCATTGCTTGGACATCCATTGGATTGCCGTTATAATCCACAATGTCGTCTTTGATGTCGAAGAACTCTCCGTTACCGAAGATAGCTTCCATAATCTCAGCGTGGCGAGTCTCGACTGCTTGCTGCGTCGCGGGACTAATTAAGCGACTACGCTCGGATTCACGAGTTTTGTCTTCAGAAGCCCATACACCACGGAAGATACGCTCGTATTCTTTCCAGTCTTCTAAATAGTTTTCGTCACGGCTGTCACGCCAACGGTCACAGTGTTGTACAACGAACGCTGCTAACTCTTTATCAGCTTCAGAAGGTTCTTCCCACTGAGTGCTTTCGTTGTTGTCTTTCATTTCAGCCATTTTTCTTCCTATTTAGTTGTATCACCGAAGGGGTCGGCATACATTGGGTTGACTACTTTTTCTTTAGTGGTTGCTTTCTTTAACGCTGTAAGAGCTGCGTTAGCATAACTGCGAGTTTTAGCCTCGTCTCTAAATGTGTTTTTAAAAATTTCTAATTTGTCAAAAAAATTCTGTTGTAATTCTGGATTCTGTTCCAATGCTTTAGCTTGCAATGGTAAAGTTGTCTGTAACCAGTATCTTTTTAACTCAGGTGTATTAAACACATTCTGACCAAGAGGTGTATCAAGCAATGTTTTGCCACGAGGTAATTGTGACTCTAGGCTTTGTAAGTCTGCAAATCGTTCTTCCCACGGTGCGTTTTTTCCAAAAACACCATAAGCTCCAACCTCTGCCTCAAAACCTCTACTGGGTTCTCTATTCAAACTTTTAACATAATTTACAAAGTTTTTTTCTAATTGGTTTCTAAGCGCTTCACCTTCTCTTCCTCTAGCGTTTCTTTGTAACGTCTGCGTTGCAGTGTCTTTTTTAAAATCCTGAGAAACCTGTCGGTCAGCTATTCCTTTTTGAACGTGCGCTGCTTCGTGTGCAAGCACACGAGTAGCGTCTGGTAAAAATGGAGTACTAAGATGAACTGTATTAGGAGCTTTATATGTATCAACATACCCAGCAATGCCGGCTCCTTCTTTATCGGTATAAATATTATAAGGACGGATTGTACCAACACCTGTCATATAGGCAGGGTTACTCATGTTACTAGCGGGGTCGTATGTATTTCTTAACTGCTCCATTAAACTTACTCGTGTAAGCTCATCGTCGCCAAGAATATACGGTAATTCAAACAAACCTTTTGCCATATCAGTATCCTGAAATTACATCTAAAGTTTCCCACTCATCACCACCATCGTCAGCATCGAAGTTGGGGCGGACTAACTGCTCGATGTACGCTAACGCATCCACCGTGTCATCGTGTACTCCTTGTGTGGGGAACATTAAGAGTTCATCGACAAATAAATCAAAATCACCTTCAGCGTTTAGGACAACCCTGCCGTGCTCAAAGTTACCTTGCAAAGCCCAAGTCACCCTATCTACTTTTTTCTTGTTGCCGTGCGTCAATTCTTCAATGTGAGCGTAACAGTTCAGTCTTCGCATAGCGTCCATCAGTGGACTCATAATCGCTTGCTTTGCGATACCTCGCTCAATCCCTACTGCCAGTGGTTCATACTCTTGTATGTTTTTAAGTATTCTAAGCGCAGTGTCTTCAGTAGACCAACGACCTGTTTCAATCTTATCCACATACCATACATTCTGATTATCTACCTTTACACACGCAATAGCGGTTTTATCTAATCGTTTGTTGGTTTGCTTCTTACCAATCTCATCAAAACCAGCGCAGTCTACTGCGATGTACCATGAACCATCTTTTGGTTCTTCACCGAACTTAATCCATTCTTCTTTAAAGAGTCCTGAACCTGACGTAGCAAACGATGCTTCAAATTCCTGCTTAAAAATAAAAGAACTTAAACTTTTCTTAGCAGCTTCAATTTCTTTCGGCTTAATGGTTGGATTGTCATACGTTGTAAAATGGAACGCTTCCCAATCATCATCAACACCCGAATCCGCATACTGATACAAGTCATAAAACCAATTACGTCCAGACGGAGAGCTAATTAAAATGGCTTCCCCTTCTAAGTCAGACAACGCAGGACGGATAATCTTAGTCCAAATTGTGTCATCTTTTACGAAAGCAGCTTCGTCAATTACCGCAAAGTATATCTTTAATCCTCGAAGCGTATCAGGATTTTCTGCAGACCTGACATGAATCTTTACTCCGTTTACTAATGTAATATCCATTGAGTTGATGTGGGCAGACTTAATAACATCCCTGCCTTCATCCAACAGCGCATCCCAACAAATCTGACGAGCCTGTGACTGCGTTGGAGCTACATAAACCACAGCAGAGCCTTTTGGAGCTGCGATACCTTCCGCAATCGTTTTCTTAATAGCAAAGTTACTTTTACCCACACGACGACCACAAGCAAGAATCTTGAATCGTTTAGGGCTTTGCCATACTTTTAACTGCCAAGGCAGCAACGTCCAGTTCAAATCAGCCACTAAATCTATTACCTTTACTGATGTTTTCCTTGGCCTTACCATTAAAATAATGTGTGTCTCCGCTTAACAAAGCGTCTTTTCGTTTATTCTTCAGCATTTTTATATTCTACATCAGAATACTCAATGCTGTCTACAACTTCCGTAGCCTGAACCGTTGGCTGCGTTAACCCACTTATGTTGATACTGATGGTCGGTGCTGTTCCACCACTCTTAGCCTCGAAGCTCGAAAGAGGTAATAATCGTTCTCCGCAAAATTTCAACATAGCCCCTTGCGCTGGGTGATTATCTGTTAACGCTGTCTCAATAATCTTGGTAATCACACTGTCACCAGCCGTAGCTAACAACCTTGCTTTAAATTCTGCAATCCTTGCTGCATCGCCGGGTGGTCTACCCAGCACCCCGGGATTCTTCTTCTTGGCGATAGCCGCCTTCGTGGGACGACCACGCTTTGGCTTACCAT